CAGCCACCGGAATCAAATTTATTCGTTGATGAGCCGTAAAAGGCTTCCAGCCCGGCCGTCATGGTGTCGAGTTTTGAGAACGTCATGGCGTTGGAGATTTTGCCGAAGAACCCCCCGAGTATTCCTGTGGAAGTGAAATTTTCCCCGAACAACCCCATCATCGCCTGCACAGCCAACCATTCTGATACCATGCGGTTCGTCATGTTCAAAAAGCCATCAAGCAAATTGTCGAACCTCCCCTGCATGACATCGAAAAAGAAATCCCCAGCTGCCGATTCCATGCGACGGTAAGCATCAACTTGTAATTGGGCAAGTTGATCCCAACTCCGTTCCCAATCACTGGTCATTTTCTCGACGATTTCCGCCTGAGCCCCGGCCATTGCAAGCGCGTCCGCTTGATTGCCTTCCAAAAATTGCTGGTAGGCAGTACGTTCAGCATTGAGCATGGCCTTGAAATCCCGCTCATTGCCCTCCAAAAAAGCACGAATAGCGTCCACATCGGTCGGCGGACCGAACATTTCCTGGAAAACCGTTTCATACACAGACGGTTTCGTAATGGTGGGCGTCGGAGCTGGCTTTCCAGGCCATTCAGACGAAGGCGGCAATTCCAGGTAATGGGCTGGACGTGTGCCGGCAGCGGCCGGCGTTATCGTGGGAATTTCCCAAGACAGGGTTTTGAAATCAAAATGCCCACCCAAAATATCGATCAGACTGTAACCATCCGGCCCTTTTTCATACAGCAGTTTGCGAACCGAAGCGTCAAAATCCTTCCATTTATCGTACAGGGTCCCTAGATTGGCGCCTACGTTCTCGGCCAATTTATCCGTGAGCGCAAGAGTACCAATAATAAACCCTGCTTTACCGCCGAAAAGTGCCGCTCCTACAATACCATAGCCAGCTGCTGAAGTGATCTCATCGGGAATGCTATTGTAAACATCCACGATGGCGCTGAGGGAATCACCGATGTTGTCCAGATATTCATCGATTTTTTGACCGACCACCTTATCATTAGCTGCGGCCCAATCGTCAATATTGTCAGCCAAATCGATGATGCGTTCCGCCAACGCGCCGGTAACTCCTCCGGCTTGATCCACTCCGAAGATTAAATGACCTATGGAATTGTTGATCACCGTAAGCGCCTGCCCGATGGTTTTGGGCATTCGCTCAAATTCCGCTTCGATGGCACCAGCTTGGGACTCTAAAGCCTTCACCACCGCTTCAGCCGTCAGCTTTCCTTCCGATCCGAGCTGACGAAGCTCCCCGATGGTAACGCCCATTCCCTTTGCGATGGCCTCAGCCAAACGTGGGGCTTGCTCCAAAACGGAATTCAATTCTTCGCCACGAAGCGTTCCGGAGGCAAGCCCCTGGCCTAACTGTATGAGAGCCGCCTGAGCAGCCTCAGCCGACGCACCGGAGATGATCAACGATTTGTTGACGGCCTCGGTGATTCGGTACAGTTGCTCTTGCGAGAGATTCAATTCCTGGGTGGAACGCGTCAATCGGGTGTACAAATCCACCGTTTGCGCGTAAGCCACACGAGATTCGCGGGCGATGGAGAAGAGTTGTTCCTGTACGTCGGCCAGTTCTGAAGCCGAACGAGTCACCAGTTGGAGCCGGCCGGTCAATTCGTTGTAGGTGTCCGCAGTACGCAGAACCTCACGCGCTCCCCAAGCGGCGCCCATACCGGCCAGAACACCGGACAAAGAACCAGCCACCCGTTTGATGGAGTTTAACCGAGTATTCACCTGGTTGGTAAACCGGTCAAACTCACGTTTTGCGACACGCAAACCGCTGGTATCTACGCCAAGATGTGCTATGAGCGAACCGATGTTCATATTATTCGCCCTTTTGAGCTGCGGCCAATTCCTTGAACAAATCCTTAACGGATTGAACCACGGATTTCTTTTGCCGTTCTTGCTCCAACCGCTGATGCTCCAACGTGAGCCGGGTTGGTTTCATAAAATCCTCCGGCCGACTGGGATCAGCACCTCGTTCCTTGAACATATTGACGATCATGCTCGCCAACATACCGAAATGCCAATCCCGATGACGTTCCCCAAACGGTTCTAGTTCATAGTAGGCCTGCCATTCCGCAATCTGGCGGCTGTTCAGCTTCCGTAATAGGTAATCTGGATGTGGGTAGCCCAGGGCCAGACAGAGGCGAAAATAGAACCGTCTGTCTGGCCGGGCTATTAGTTTTTTGTCAACTCCTCCACATCCTCCGGACCAATGCCATTAAGGCGCTGTGCGACTTTCATGATCCGATCCAGCGCCCGGCTGGACTTCCGTCCCAACTTCTTGACGTCTTCCGGATTGGGAAACAACCGCTTGCCGTTACGGTTGACCATCGTCATGGCACAAAGCCTGGCACGGAAGTTCTCAAGGCTCCGTTCCCGTGTTTCCGCGTTGATCATGCTGGCCTCAAACTCGTCACGTTCGATCCCAGACATGGTGCGGACAATAACCGCCCCACCCCATTCCGGTACATCAACGACTTCCTGCTTGAGATCATCAACCGCCAAAATTTCATCTTTGGAAAGGATTTTGATTTCTTCATTCATGGTTAGGTCCTCCTCTTGGGTTAATTATAACGAATTTGTACCGGTTTCGCTAGCGTCCATTACGACGACACGGTGATTTCGCCCGTGATCTTGAAAGTGACATTCACCTCAATCTTCTGGTCCGGGTCCGGAATATCGCCGCTCATGTCCTGGACGTAGGCAGCAAAGGTGATGGTGGTTTGGCCGGAGTCCGGAAGGACGATCTGATAATTCCGGGACGAATCGGACAGAAGATCAGACCGCATGGCGATGTAGGCGTCACGGGTGAAGTTCATCCGGAGCGTCACGGTACCGCTGTCCAGAAGGCCGGGCCGAAAAACCCGCGCCGCGTCAGACAGGTCGGTGACGTCGATCATCGGCCGAGACTGGTTCGGAAGACCGACAGCGTTGACCTCGGCAATTGCAATGAACGTCTCGTTGGAAGCGCCATCGCCCCTCTTGAACTTCGTGCCTTTGCCAACCAATGCATCGATACTCATGTTGTACCCTCCTTATGCTGATGTTCGTTGGATAAGAAACCGGGTGGAAAGAATGGGTCGTCTGTGGTCGTCAGTCGTTACATGACCTATTCCTCCTTCTTGTTGAATTAACGCATATCTCGCACCATTGATCGTCGTTTGCTTGCCGTGGAGCATCTTCGTGATGTCATAGATGCGTTGGTACGCCTGCGGATAACCGCCCGGCTTTCCGCGTACTTGCACCTGCACTGTATGGTACTCCCACTCGTAATTGAGTTCATCCGATGGGCCGGGAAGATCGTACAGGGCGATGCAAAAGTCCGGCGTGTCAGGCATCGTACTGATGAAAAGATCGGTTCCGAACGTTCCCAGCCCTGCGGCCTCAATCATATCCTTGATGTCAACGGACGGGATGTTCATACTTCCGCCTCGTCTTTAATGATTTCCAAGATTTTCTCTTTGTTCTCCACCAGCGCATTACGTAGAAATTGCCAGTTACCCACCTTGTAATTCTTCTGGATTTCGTGAACAAACGGCGCATAGTCTGCCGTGTAACCGATCTCCACTACAGGTTCCTTGGTAGGGAGCAGTTCAACGTAAGCACTCCCACGAAGATGACCTGTATCAATGGGCGTCTGTTTCAATGCCTCTGCCTTGCCGAACAATCCGGCCTTCAGCAATCCGGCCCGCGTCCGCCCTTCGATCTGCCGGATGGCGCGGTTCAGATTCTGAAGTACCTCATTACCACCAGTCAACTTTACCTGAGCCATACTTTCCTCACCACATCCCCGTTACGCAACCCCCAGACAGTAGAGATAGCGATAATCTCGTACGCGTCGTTGTCCGTCGGATCTTGGCTGCTGGTCAGATCGATAAGTTGTTTCAACGCCAACATCCCGCCCAACGAGACTTCCGTCCCAACGTACACCACAGCTCTGCTCAGCACCTGTTCGTTGTCCTTGTTCAATACCTCTTCTTGACGCTCCTCCCAACGACACTTCACCTCAACCGGAACACCCCAAGAGGTGCCGCCAAAACCGTCCCGAACTGGACCAGACCAATAAACCGCCGTCTGACGTAACAGTTTATCTACTTTCATGACGTGCTATAATCAATAACGGAAATCGTGGCCGATTTCTGGCCGGATTTGGCGAGGATTCCCGTTGTGTCCAGAAGTAAGGCCGCTTGCCCGTATCGTGTGGACCGTAGAAACTCGCCAAATCTACCAGCGTATTTGGTTGAGGCTTCGCCGATCTTTTCGGACTCGATCTGCGGGTCCAGGGCCGTGAGGAGATGAGCAGCAACATTCCGTTCGATCTCCTTCAATGTCGAAGAATCTAACCCGGAAGATCCGAGACGTCTCGTGACCAGAAGGTTGGCTTGAGTTATAAACACATCAATCTGAGGGTCCGTAATGGACGGGTCCAGATCCATTATCGTTCTGACTTCGTCAGCCGAAACGCGAGCCATCACTTATTCCTCCAGGTTCCGCCGCCCCAAAGATCAGGAGCAACAAACGCCTCTACCAATGGAGCGTTCCATTCCAGACCGGCCCATTCCACCGCGTAACGAACCTCCGACAGGTCGCCGTCTATGATCTTTTGCGGCCAGACTTCCACCACTTCAAGGCCGGCCAATTTCATCTGCATAAACCGCTTTTCATGCGTCTCCACCCATTTGTACCAGCCCAGTACGTCGCGGTAGGCCCGCATGAAATAGGTCTGCATACAAGATCGTGCAATGTCCTCCTTTTTCCTCCGAACGATTACCCATTTCGCGTCAGGAAACGCCAAAGACCAGAGATACCAGGTCAAACAGGCTTTGGCCTCCTTGATGAACCAGGGTTGGCCTTCCTTCAGTCCCTGGCGCCTCATGATGCGCAAAACCGCCTCCCTCCGCTCCTTTCCTTGCTTTTCCGTCACTGCGAATACTTGGGGGGTGGTCGGTAACGGCTTCTGGCCCAGCGGGTCGCAACCAATCGATTCCAAGTAAGGCTTGGTGACTTTGTTGCGGATTTCGTTGTTCTCGAATTGGCCCCGTCGGTTCGCCGCCGTCGGACCGCACAAATCCCCACCGTAGGCCTCGCAGATGTGGAAAATTCCGGCGGTGAGACTGGTTCCAGATCGGGCGCAACCGGTTATGATGATTGGTGCTTTCATGCGTGGTACCACCTCAAAGCCCATTCTTCGCTGGTTTCCCAAGGACGGGGCTTGCCGTGAAAACAAACGATGTCGGCATCTTTCGGCACTCCGTTCCGACAATGTCGCTTGTACGACACGACGCTCGCCCAATCCTGAATTGATTTGATTTCCCTCCCATTCTCCAACAAAGCCCGGAATATGTATTCCTGATCGCCGGCCGCCGGGTACATGGAGAAATTCTGGTCAAAATCGTACAACA